TCAGAACAAGTCCTTCTCATCTGGCTGAGCGTTGAAAGTGAAGCTCTGAGTCGTTGACCTTGCCGACTCGGTGACCGCTTGTCTGGCTTTGTGCGCCCGTCGTATCTTGGTTTCCGCCTTGCCGAGTAGCAATCGGTTCACGTGCCGACGAAAGGCCTGATAGCTGAACACCACTTGCCCTTCGTCGTGCAGGGTTCGATAAACCGCGAGGATCGACCAACCGTCCTTGATTGCTTTTTGAATGTCCTCACGCAGAGCCATGACAACCGCTCTGTTTGAATGCGATGCGTTTGCCGAAACAGAACCAAGACGCGCGGCGATGCGCTCCGATAGGCTTTTCATGCTAGATACCTCGTGTTTCGTGGACGCCCATCATGTCGGATGCCGACCGTTGCGCATCTTGTTAAGAGATATATCTCTATCTCGTTAGGGGCTCAGCCAGATACGGGAGGGACGCGAATCAGTATCTGGGGGATACCAATCGACGATTCATAGGTCTCAGACAGATACGTATCAGGCTGAGCTGTGTATAACTTCGTCGGATCGCCGTCGTTCGAGCTGCGAGCGTAGCGACAGCAACATTTCGCGCATGTTCGAGGGAAGGCTCCCAAGGTCTTGGATATTCAGGACGATCGCGTTGTCGTTCGCGTGCGTGACATTGACTTGCAATCGTTCGATACGAACGATTTGCGAGCCGGCGAAGTTGCCTGAGAGCAAGACGTTCTTAAGATCCGCCGTGGCCTCCTTGATGGAAGAGGGTAGGTAATCCCATGTAGCCACCGCGGCCGGCTGACCATCCTTGTCCGCAATGTAGACCTTCTCTCGCAACCGATATTCGTTGTGCCGGCCAACTCGCGTCTTGGTGACATACCCGAATGTCTCCAGTGTCTTGAGTTCTCGAATCACCTGCGCGCGGCTGACGCCGGACTTCATCGAAATGGTGTCGATCGACGGAAACGTTCGTCCAGTGCGGTAATTCGTGTGGGCTTTGACCACCATGTAGACCGTCGCGGCATACGGTCCCATACGGGCGATATCACCGGCTTCGATCATTGAGCGAAACACGTGGAACCAAGTTGCTTCGGCCTGAAACAGATCGCCTTGCGACGGTGTGATGTTGGGGGCCGTCATGATTTGCTCGTCGAGAACTGTTCGTCGATGAGTCGCGCAATGGCCTCGGTTCGGAAGTACACGCGCCGGCCGATCTGCACTTTCGTTTCGTTGATATGTCGAGCCCAGTCGGCGCGCGCTGAACTTAGGCTGAGTCGCAGGCCTTCCGGGCTGCGGTCGAGGATTTCCGCGAGCTGGTCGAGCGTCAGCAGTACGGAATAGCGCTCCTTTAGAGCGGCGAGAGTGGCAGTCACGGATACCTCCGATGTGTCTAGATGCGTTTGGTATCTGTAGTTTTCGCCAAGCTCGGTTATATTGGGCGGTAAAAGAAATTCGTTCGAGGCCGTTGATGTCAAATGCTCTACTAGCCGAATTGAAGGTCGTGCCCGAACGGCGAAAGCGTGGCCGACCACCGGGATCGGTGAAAGATCGCAGGGCACGTCTGCGAGATCGCACTCGAACCGTCGCAACGCTGAACGAGTTGCTACGGCGCGTTACCTGTGCCGAAAACGCAAGTCAGTTTGCGCGTTGGTTCGATGAGGTGATGCGGCTGCGGCATCCTTTGAGGTCGTGGGATACCGAGCAGTCTGGGAAGTGGAGGAAGAACTTTGCCGGCACTGTGGGATTGGCCGCGGAATCCCTTTCGCATCTTGAGGAACTTTTCCCGGACGACCGCTTTTACAGTGCCTCTGAGAATCGCAGGCATGTCCGCGACATTCAAGCTGAGTATGGCTTGCGTCGATCGCATCGTGGGCAGACGGTGAGTCAGCTGTTCGAGTTCGGGCCTGGCAGGCTCTGGCAGGCCTTATGGGGCAGCGAGGATGCTCTGTTGGATTTGTGGGACCTCTACCCCGAAGATGGCCCCCAAGCTTGGGGACGCCGTTCAAAAATTGCCGATGTGGTTGCCGAGCTCGAGATGAAGCTTTGGTCCAATTCGCGATGCGAAGTGGCGATCGAGGACGAGGATCTCGGCCGTGCCGTCGTGCTTTATCGACTTGAGCAGGCCGGGATAGTCGGAGAGCCAGAAGACGGCATCGCGCTATATCAGTGTGTAAGGCTGGCCATGGCCGAGCTGTCGCCAACGCTCCGAAGCCTTGGCATATGGGACGAACTGGCGACATATGTAATCGGCCTGGAGCATGATCGGGTCCGGTCGGATTCCGGCTATGCAGATCTCATTGAGGAACGGTATTCGTCTGGAAGACCGTTCGACGTACGGGTCTACGTAGAAAATCCGTTTCTCGCGATGTTGGATTCAGTCGAGAGCGAGCCATGGCTGGCTCGCCACATGGAAGGGCTGGCAGCACTCTCATCGTATCGCTTGAAGTTCGTCTAGCTTTGCAACGAGGTCTTCCGCGCGCAGGTGTGTGTATCGTCGGAGCATCTGCATGGACTTGTGCCCGCTGATCGATGCTACTTCCTGATCGCTTAGGCCAGCTTCGACGAGCCGGCTGACGGCCTCGTGGCGTAGATCGTGAAAGCGAAAGTCAATCAAACCGGTGCGTTTTTTGATCCCATTCCAGACTTTTGTGAACTGGTACGCGCGCCGCTTTTTGTCGCGGCCAGGCTCACCGAAAAACACCAGATCGGTGTCAATTGGACGGACGGAGTTGGTCAGGGCGCTCTGCAAGACTGATGCGGCGAGCTTCGTCAGCGGCACCGTGCGAGCAGCGTTGTTCTTGGTGTCGGTCAGTCGCACGACCCGGCGCTCCAGATCGACCTGAGCACGACGCAGGCCAAGTATCTCGGATTGCCGCATGCCGGTTTCTATCGCAAGGCGCACGATCCAACCCAGCATCGGATTGGTGTGCTCGTCGATGGCCGCGAGCAAGATCGTTTGTTCTTTGCTGGACAGGCGCCGATTTCGCCCCTCACCCGGACGGGGTTTGCGAATATTGGCGACCGGATTGTAGATGAGGCCGATGTGCCACTCTTTGATCGCCACGCTGAACAGGTGACCGAGGAGAGCGAGCTCGAGACGGACGGTGTTGTTTGCCTTCCCTTGAGCCAGCCGGTCGTCGCGGTACCGGCCAACGAGGTCAGGCGTGACCGCAGCCAGCGAATACTTTCCGAAGTTCGCTTTCAGTTCGCGGATGCGCGCCCCTTCCCGACGTTGTGTGCTGGCTTTCTTGGTAGGGACAATTTCCCGCTCATAACGGTCGAGTGCATCGGCAACCGTGGTCTTTTCGGAAGGTGCGCGCTGAATGAACACGCCGCGCACCATCTCGTCTTCGGTGCGCCGGGCCCAATCCTCGGCATCGCGCTTCGTGCGAAACGTCTTAGCGACGGTCGGCCAACCAACGCGTCGGATGGTCGCTTTCCAGGTGCCGGAGGGGGTCTTTGTCAGTGCTGCCATGGTGCTCCTTCCTTGAGGTCTGCACCGCGTATTGCACCGAATTTGCACCGCGAGGGGCCGGTAAAAGAAAAAGGCTCCGCAGGACAACCGCAGAGCCTTAACTGAAAAAGCCCGGTAGATCTTTGATCTACCGGGCTTTCGCATTTGGTGGCGAATCAGGGACTCGAACCCCGGACCTGCGGATTATGATTCCACCCCAAAAGAGAATTAAAACATGGGGTTGTGTCGATTTAAGCTCCTCAATTGTTGATATCCAATGGTCTGTCGAAGGCCGTAAACGCTGGCGGTATTTCGCCGTTGCGGAGCAGTTCGCGCGACTGCTGTCTTAGCGAATTTTTCGCCGGCCGTGCACCGCGGCTCAGTGTTGCGGTGCGTTCGGCGTGCGATTTTTGCAGTCGGGTGCGATTTTTTCTAGATGAGTTGGTTATGTGGGTAGATTTTAACTGCGCGCATACAGTTATATTGAAGTGCGGTAGGTAACATTTTGATAACAGTTGAAGAACTTAAGGGTAACTGTTTTCGGTTGGACTTATTTCGCTCCTTTAATTTATGGCATGGCATGCAATGGAGACGGGGATTGTCCTTTTGCGGCGCATTTCGTATCTTTCGTCCTACGCATCGCACGATGCGCTTTCGATAGATACGTAAATGTGAGAGAGAAAATGTCCAGCAAACAAAAAATCACTATCCTTGCGATCAACCTGCGCTCGGGGACGAGCAAGAAAACTGGCCGCGATTACAAAATTCATGAGGCGCAGTGCGTGTTGGAGAGTTCGTCCGATGGCAGCTCGCAGATTCACGTCGGCATGCTCAATTTGACCGACGAGCAGGTGAAGGCGGTTGACGGTCGTTTCCCGAGCGACTGGATTGCAGACTTTGCCTTGGGGCAGGGGATGGGTGCGGACGCGGGTCGTATCGTTGCTCGTATCGTGAGTCTGGCTCCCCTCGGGATGCCGAAGCCGAAGCCGGCTGCGGGTGTTGCGGCGTAAGTTACGCAGTTTGGCCTCGGTGGCAATTTATTCAATGTTGTAAGTAGTACTTATGTAGGTGCGTCGCGTAGTAATTCGCCGAAGAGGTTGATTTGTCCGGATGTGGCTCGGTCGGGCGAATCTCAATCAATGAGCCGTTTCTGAGGAGTTGGTAGATGAAGAACCTGAAGAAGAAACTTGCCGTCGTTGCTGCTGGCGGTGCTGCTGCTTTGGCGTCGTCCGTGTCGTTCGCGCAAGCGTCGGGCGTCGATCCGGCGCCGATCGTGGCTTCGGTGAATGGCCTGATTCCGACGATTACTGCGGTTGGCGGTGCGTTGGTGGGCGTGATCGTGGCGATTCTGGGCTTCAAGAAGGTGTTCAGTTTCCTCGGTCGTTGATCGGGGTTTCGTCAAGGAGATGGAGGGCGTTCGGGTGACTGAGCGCCCTTTTTTCAGGATTCCGAGGGGGCCGTATGGCGGTGTCCGGTGTCGTATGCGGGCCGGGTGGTGTGGCTGGCGTTACGTATGCGCAAGTCGGCGGTCAGCAGATTGGATGCGGGACGGATTCGGACGGTAATCCGTTGTATGTGCAGGTTTCTACTCTGGTTGGAGATCAACCAGTGTTGGGTGGTGAGGTCGTGGGTTTGCAGATCGGTGCGGCGTGTCTAGGTGTTCTCGCACTTGCGTGGTGTGTTCGTGCCTTTATGAATTTTCTATCGGACGGCGGAGAGTGAAATGACGTGGTTTTACGAGTGCGTCGGAATTGTGGTCGCGACGATCCTATTGGCTGGATACATCATCTTCGGGTGATGCCATGTGTAAACGGTGGGTGCTGATGTTCGCGCTGGTCGCGATGCTGTTTCAGCAAAACGTCGTGCATGCGCAAGCTACTGCTGCGTTGCAGCCGGTCTATAACGGCGTGATGAACCGATCGATTGCGCAGATCGTCATCGCGAATCTTGAGCGCCGCGGCTTGCTGACTGCGGCTGGCGTGGCGGGTGATGCTGTGTTGGCGAGCACGCTGAGCTTTCTTGGGCAGGCGTCAAACGTAGCTGCGTATGGCAGTTCGGCTGCGGCCGCAGCGGCGGCAGTCTTGGGGTCGCCGGTATGGGCTACGGGAGCCGTTGCGGTCGGTGCTTTGACGGCTGTTGGTTCGGTGGCGTGGGGTGTGTATCAGCTTTCTCAATCGGGCACGAGTGCGGCTCCGACGTTGACGCTTACCCCGGCTCCTCCTGACGTTGTGTCGCCTCCGACTGGCGCGTCGTCTCCGGGGGGAGCGTCTTCGCCTGGCGGTGCTTCATCGCCGTCGGGGGCTGGGGCGTCGCAAGAGATACCGTCGGGTGGTGGCATCTATTCCGGGCCTAGTAAAGTCACTCCGGGGTATAGCGCGTTACCGTCGAGCTATCAGTTCTACGTGGCTACTGCTGTCGGCGGTACTGCGGTCGTCGGCGCGTGCACGTCGCAGCGGGATTGTGTTGTGCAAGCTGCGGCGTTCGATGCTCAACAGTGTCAGCCTCCACTAACGAGTTACTACGCGCCGACCGGTTGTGTGATTGTCGTGGATGCTTCTCCTGCGTCGGGGTTTACCGGTTCTGATGGGGTGACGTTGTATGTCTATGACGCGCATCTGACTTATACGGATGGGTATTCAACTGTTCATCAGCAGGACGGTCAGTATTGGGTATATGAGAATCCTGGCTACGTTGCTGTCGCTCAGCCTAAGGCGGTGACAGGGCCATTGGATAGCTTGCCGATTACGCCGCCGATGCTTACCGCGCCCGTGCCAGCTGAACTCACCGGGCAACTGGCAGATCGTTTGTGGCAGCAAGCGGCGGCGATGCCGGGTTACACGGGCTATCCGTATTCGGCGGTTGCTCCTATATCGACGGCCGATGTATCTGCCGCTGGTGTGTCGCCGACGTGGGCGGATCTTGTTGAGGGTACGCCGAAAGCGTCAGCGTCCGATTCGACGGTGACGATTGCGCCTGATTTTTATCCGACGGCTGGTACAGGGACAGGGACTGGTACGACGCCGTCCGGCAGCTCGGCCTGCGTGGCCGGCTCTCAATTGGCGGGCTGCGTGCCGCTTGGTGATGTTCCTGCTTCTGCACCGATGCCGGCCAGTGAAACTTCGATCCCTTTTACGCCGTGGTCTGTCGGTGCGGTCGATGGAACATGTCCTGCGCCGCGTACGGTGAATATTTTGGGTGCCGACTATTCGTTTTCTCTGGATCCACTTTGCACTGTTGTGCAGAAGTTGAGGCCGCTCGTGTTGGCTCTGTGTGCGTTGGCTGCTGCGTTCATTGTCGCGATGGGGGTGTCGTTATGAGGATGCTGTTCGTGTTTGTGATCGTGGTGAGTGTGTGGTTTGGGTGGATGCTCGGCTCGGCGGGGCATTCGTCTCGCGATGAGGTCGATGCTGTGCAGGGTGTTACGGGGTACTAGTGATGACATGGGCAACGTTTTTCTTGAGTTTAGTGCAGCCGATCATTGTTCAGGCGTTGATTGCGCTTGGGGTCGGCGTGGTGACCGTGACGGGTATCGATGCTGCACTGAATCAGGCTATGGACTGGATGACGTCTTCGGTTGGAGGGCTGCCGAGTGATTTGGCAAACATCCTTGCTATGGCCGGTGTTTTTCAGGGTATCGGTTATATCGGCGGAGCGTTGAGTGCTCGCGTTGCTATGGCCGGCGTGTCTAGCTTCAAGAAGTTCTTCATCAAATGACGCTCAACGTGTTGACGGGTGTGCCCGGTAGTGGGAAGACGCTTTATGCGGTCGACCAAATGCGAAGGGAGGCAAAGGCGGGGCGGCGAATTGTTGTCGACGGCATTCCGGAGTTGCAGATTGAGCATGAGCTGGTCGATGAAACGTGGATTCGTGAGTGGTGGAAAAACTGCAAGCCTAACGATTTGATCGTGATCGATGAGGTGCAGCGTTATTGGCCGCAAGTGTCGGCGAGTGTGAGGCCGACAGAAGATATTTCTATGCTCAATACGCATCGACATTACGGCGTTGACTTCATTCTGATTACTCAGGGTCCGATGTTGATTGATAAACGGATTCGTGATCTGGTCGGACGGCATGTCCATGTGCGGCGATTGTTCGGTGGGCGTCGGGCGATGTTGTATGAGTGGGATCGTATAGGTAACCCTCAAAATCTGAGGGGCGCGGTTAAAAAACTTTGGAGCTATCCGAAGGAGCTATTCGGGCTTTATAAAAGTGCTGAGCTGCACACGAAACCGAAGGCGGTGATACCGAAGTGGCTGTTCATTTTGCCGGTAGCTGCGATCGCTGCATTTTTGTTTGCGTGGAAAGGGCTTAAGGGGATGAGTAGCGGCTTCGGTATTAGTCCGGTCGCGTCTGTCGCTAGTGGGGCGAGCGGTGCGTCAGTCAGCGTTGGTGCTGGTAAAGGCGTTGGGAATGTCGGGTCGAGTAGGTGGCGCGTAGCTGGTCAATATTCGGTGGATGGGCGTGGATATGTATTGCTGGCCGATACGGATGGGCGATTCCGTCGCGAGTTGGCCGATGATTTTCGCGGTGAGACGTTGGGCGTGAGTGGCACGGTGGATGGAGAGCGTGTGGCGGTTTGGACGGGCGGTGTCGGTGGTACGGGGACTATGACAGGGGCACGTAAATGAGAGACGGCGTTGCTGATCGGCATTGGCCTATCCGAATTGGGCGGCCGTTGAGTCTCGCGGGTGGCTTGTTGATCGCAATGTCCGTGTTCGCTGCTGGTGTTCCGCCGATGCCTTCGCTCCCGGGTCTTGGGGCGTCTACGCCGCTACCTGCCGGAGCGGTGCCTATTACCTCGTCTGATCCGTTGCCGAGCGTACCGTTTAAACCGCTTCCTCGGGTAAAGGGTGGTGCGTTTGATCTTCGGTACGTGAGCGTCGGTCAGTTGGTTGACCTGTTGTATGGGGATGCGATGCACGTACCGCATGTGATCGATTCGGAGGTGTTGCAGGACGGCCGGCTGGTGTCGTTTCAGTACGGCGGCAAGTCGGGCGATCTTCGGTCGTTCGTGAAAGTGTTTCTCGATTCACAAGGCTTTAAGGTTGAGACGCGAGACGGTGTGGATTTCGTATCGAGAAAGGCTGCATCGGAGATCAAGGCGCCAGATCGGGAGACGTTCGTATATCGCCCGCGTTATCGGACGGCGGAGTATCTGGCGAAGGCGTTACAGCCGCTGTTTTCGGGTCGCATGACGGCTGCTGCGGGCGGTGCTTCGGCGTTGTCTGTGGGAGACGTTACGCAAGTTCCGGTAGCGGCGTCTGGTGTTGCTGCGGCTCCTGCGCGTCCGGTTGCGTTGCCGTCGGCGCGTCCATCGATCTCGGCGGGTGACGAGCTGGTATTCAGCGGAGAAGCGTCGGAGATTCGCGATCTGAAAAAGGTTATTGCCGAGTTGGATCGGGAGGCCGGTGAGGTCGTTGTGCGCGGGTGGGTGTATGAGGTGTCGGACATCAATTCGCGTAATTCGGCGTTCAGCATCGCGGCGAACGTGTTGGGCGGCAAGCTTGGCTTTTCGAACGGATCGACGGATGCCGATCCTACGGCGTTGCGCTTCTCAAGCACGGTTCTCGATGCTGCTATTTCCGCGCTCGATGCGGATAGTCGATTCAAACAGGTGAGTGATCCGCATGTGCGGGTGGTGTCTGGCGAGCGGGTGAGGCTCAACGTCGGAGCGCGGGTGCCTACGCTTGGGAGTATCAGCTATCAAGGGCAGAGTGGGACCCCGGTGCAGTCGGTCGAGTATCAGGATGCCGGTTTGATATTCGATGTTCAGCCGGTGGTGCTCGGGAATGCGATACAGGTCCGTCTTTCTGAGCAGCTATCGAGTTTCGTTGCGACCACAACAGGCGTGAATAACTCTCCGACGAAAAACACGCGTGAAATGTCGACGGTCGTGAATATGAAAGATGGTGAGGTCATCGTGCTGGGTGGGCTCGTGCAGGATCAAGACACGTCGTCGCGCAATTCGATTGGTTGGTTGCCGAGCTTTCTCGATGGGAAGTCAGGTTCGAAGGGGCGTACAGAAGTGTTGTTGGTGTTGCAGGTGAGCAAGGTGTCGGACCTGTAATGAGGCGGTAGCGGTCGCGCTGCGGTCAAGGCTCGCGTAGCGACCCGTAGGGCTTGGCCTTGACGGCAGCTATACCGCCTTACGCTCCGGTGATGGGTTGTGTCGGCCATAGGACGGCACAACCCATGCCGGACAGCGCTGCGGTTGTGGCGCGGTACGGGTGATCGGTTTGGGGAGTTTGGGGGTAATCGCTGCGCGCGGCTCGCCAGGCGCAGCGGAAGCGCGCAAGGCGGGCCGCGCGCAGCGCGGCCCCTAAACTTGTATCAGGGACACTTAACGTATGAGGACGGCAATGGTGCGCGATATCGCTACGGATATGGGTAGAAAGATGAGGAAAACGATATGGCGGTGAATGAGTCCCGGCCCTTTGGCGCGATCCGTTTCGATCGCGGGGTGGAGTTGGTTGCAGTTTTTGCGGAGCTGCTTGTAGAGGCGCCGCAAGGGCGCGCCCCAGTGATGGTGGTGAAGCGAAAACGTGATTTTTATGTGGTTGCAGGTGCGTTGATTTTGGTGACTCTCGATGGTGGCGTCCGCCGTACGCCGTGTTGGTATCAGTTTGAGCGAATCGGTTTCGATGGCGAAGGGGTTCGGCGGTTTGGTTCGCTGGATCAAGTGCAGGCGTGGATCGCGCGTACGTTGGTCGGACGCGCTGAGCGGGAGCTGTTTGAGTCGGTTTTTATGTAGGCAGTAAAAGAAAAAGCCCTGACCGCGGCAACGGTGCAGGGCTCGTACAACAGCATTACAAGGACTAGTTGCAATGCACGACGAGAGTATAGGCGATTTCTCGGCCTTTCGCCGGGAGTGGGTGGTTCGTGGCCGAAACTTCGGCGATGGCCAGGTCGAAGTGACGGCGACTCGATTCGATCGGTACATGGGCGCGTTGTCGCTGAACGCGAGACCGAAAGCGAGGCGCGGCGAGTCGGATAACAGCGAGGCGAACCTTATGGATGCGGCGAAGCGCGCCAAACAGCAGGTGCGGCTTCGTTGTAAGGCGATTGCTGCTGACCGAATGATCACGCTGACGTATCGCGAAAACATGCAAGACAAGTCGCGGTTGAAGCGGGATTTCGATGCGCTGCGTCGCCGATTGTCGAAGCTGTCGAGCTTTCAGTATGTTGCGGTGGCCGAGCGTCAGAAACGCGGTGCGTGGCATCTGCATGTTGCGGTTCGAGGGCGTCAAAACTATCGCGTACTTCGTTCGATGTGGCAAAGCATCGTCGGAGTTGGGAACGGCAATATCAATGTACGCAATCCGTTTCGAGAGAAGGGGTTGCGGCACAAGCTGGCGTCGTATCTCGCGAAGTACATCACGAAGGATTTTGCGGAACACGAGCTTAACGAGAAGCGGTATTGGACAAGTCGCGGTGTGGCCGTGCCCGAAGTCATGCCGATCGATCACGTTTTGTCGGATAGCCCTGCCGATGCGTTACGAATCGCGTTCGAGTCTGCGGTGCGTGTAGGGGCGACGCTCGATCGGTGCCAGACGTATTGGAACCAAGAGCTAGGGTGTTTTTGGCTTTCGACTCGGGAGGCGTGATGGGTGTCGAGACGTTTCTCTCGGTCGAGGAGGTGGGGGTTTTGACGGGGCGTAAGTTGAAGTCAAAGCAAATCGATGCGCTTCGTCGCATGGGGATAGCGTTCTACGTGAACGCTGCTGGTCGGCCGATTGTGGCTCGGTCGACGATCGAGGGTAAGCGCGACAGTGCTCCTCGATCCGTGCGACGCGGTTGGGAGCCGCGTGTGATTATTGGATGA